GTCGTGGTACGTGTCCAACATGGTGTCTAAATCTTCATAAGTTAAATCTGTATTGAGTATGAAATCTTCCCATAAATTATGACCGATTAAAAACAATGTCAAGTAATTGAAATATTTTTTGGGAAAACGATCCTAGAAATGTAAACGGGAATTACATGTATGAAATATATGAAAATATATTTCTTCATTATAGAGCCGGGGCAACTGGCGGGGGTATGGAGTTTCATTATAATCTTTCTAAAAGATTACATAATGCAATCATGTAAAATATGTGGGTATGTTCGATAAATTAATAAGATATTTGTTTATACTTATGGTCATGGTCTACATTTATATGGATTATTTGTAAATTCTCTTCTCCGAGTGCAAACCCCATAATTCTTTCGTATATTCCCCCTATATGACCGAAATGAGTAGCACAAGGATTTTCAACCCACCAAGTATTTAGTTTTGAATATAATTGCGCAACCCACGACATAGTTTTTTCATAGGTTTGTACTGGAATAATAAAACTATTGAATAATGGATATCCACGATTCTTTGTAAATTTTTTATTATAGAAAATTTCATAGTCGTTAATTATATAATTAAGTGTATTTGGTTCATTCCATGATTGAATAGCGCAGAATTCAAAATTATATAACATAGTACAGAATAAGGATGGTATTCCCGTATAATTTGATTGAAAAAAATCAACTATATTGTCATTAAATCTCATGTCATATTGAAAAAATCCTATATATTCGTAATCTTTATGAAGGTTATTGGCATATACATGATATATTGCAGAATTTTCGTTATAACCCCTCTCCTGAAAACAACCATCATAAATAGGCAAATCATACTCGTTAATAATCTTGTATTTATTTTGAGTGTAGTGTTTTTCTATATTTTTGTTAACTGCTATAAATGTAAAATATTTATAAAGAATATCATCTGGTATATTTTTGTATGCTTCATCAAATATATATTTGTGAAATACAATGAAAATTTGAAATTTCATTTATATTATATTATATTATATTAAAATTTCGCTATAATAGACCCATCTAGGCCATCACACATAAAATGACTAATTGACGTCTCGTCTATTAATCTTGGATTATAATACCAATCTTCAAACGGCTGAAACAGAGAGTCTTTGCATGATACGTTACTGCAGCAGATTTTGTAACCGGCATCTCTGAGTATTTCACTTATACGATCCTGAGCCAACTGCCCAAAACGGTATTTATCATGTTCAACAGTTATTAATTTAAAGTTTAATTTATTAAATGGAAAATTGGAAAGGGCGGTGACCGAAGCCTCGTCTATATCAAACGAAAGATAGTCGATCGGTTTGCTGTAATCAATAGTATTTTTCTCTGAGAATTTATCGAACCAGTTTTCACTAAGGAGATCGGCCTGAATGAAAGTTGCTGTTCTCTCATTACTATATTTTTGCGAATAGTCATCTATATCAATACAGACACCTTTCCACCCAACTTTTTCTAGACTATAAGTATTATTGATGTACTGAGGATCATTGCAACCTATATCTAAAAATGTTCCAGATGTACCAATAATTTTATAAACAAAATAATCCTGGCCAGCCTGTGAATTACTTTTGAATTGCATATATTATACATAATTAAAATCTTTATCAATTAAAAGTTTAATCAAGTCATCGTCTTTCCTGAGTGAAAAACAATTTGACCAGAACTTTACATCTTCATATACTTGATTCCAATACTCATCATTCACTTTTAGCATTTTTTTTGTACCTATCCTGTAAGTATCAAAACCTTTACTCGACAGAAAGTCCACTATGTCTTTCATTGGATTTAACACACCGGGCCCTCTAATATCATCCAGACAATCACTGCATTCAAAAATTATATACTTTGTTAGATTAAGATGCCGAGAAAGACCTTTTATAACATTACTGTCGTTGCCCTCTGTATCTATTTTAATAAACTTAATTATTATATTTTGTCCCGGAAATTCAGAATCCAAGACATCATCTAACTGTTTAACTTCAATATCACATATCTTCGCGCCTCCGCTGCGAAGTCCGGCACATCCGTTACCAGACGTGTTCGTATCGAACCCTTTCCAATTGTGGAAAGACGTTACATTCGTCTCATTAGATACACAATGTTTAAATAGTTTGACATTATCATAACTTTCAATCTTGGGTTGTAGAGTAGAAATATTCACCGGATTCGGCTCAAAACACAAAATTTTACTGGAATTCTCTGAACATATGTGTTTAATATTGTTGATGTAGTCTCCTACACAACATCCTACATCAATACCTACAACAACATCTTCAGTCTCTATAGGTTTTACAAGTTTTTTCAGACCCTTTAGTAATTTCTCGTGGCCATCTTCTGCAAAAAACTCCTTTTGATTCTCAATATAATATAATCCTGCTTGTTCAGAATTCATATACTTGTATAATACAATTCCTTTAATTCACATGTCGCTCATGGGAACCATGATAATATTTTATTCTATTATCTTCATCATAGACATCTCTCGATACAAAATTAGCAAAAAAAGTGCCAAGAATAGCATGATCTCCCCATCTATTAACGTATATTCCCCCCGATTCTTCAATGTTATTAAAAAAGTCTTGATAAATTTCAGAATTTATGAAAAATTTAGTTTCAGATATGGATACACTGTTATATGGATATTGGCGTGTATTTAGAGGGGGTGTAATTCCTCTTTTTTTACCATATTCATCACAGAAGTGCTGAAATCCTAGAATACACCCCGGCGCGTCATGGGCCTCCCATTCTATCATAGCAGTTATAAATACTTTTTTATTCTTTCTCATATTATCTACTATTTCACGGGGAAATTCCTTCAGTATGCAATCCTCATCCACGCGTATGATATATTCATAATCTTTCAAATATTTAAGAAAGGGACCTGTCCAGAAACGAATCATATGTCTATAGCCGGTGTTAAAAATAGCACAATGCTCGTGCCATTCTGTCCATTTACTCGATATTTTCACCAAAGATTTATCGAATTCATTTTCTATATTTATAAATTTAATATACATTGAAGGGGTAAAACTTTGAATGTATGTCTTGTGTTCGTCTGAAATATTTCCCTCATGAAAAATTATTACGTCAAAAACGCGAGAATCATAAATTATTTTCTCAATAGATTTATTACGTTCAATTAACTTATCATAGTCATTTAAATCGGTATAACCCCGTGTAAGGCATGCTATTACACTACGTATTTGATAAATTTCTATATAAGGTAGAGGAAATATAAATTTTCCGCCATTTTTCAAATAGTCGCCTTCTCTGTCAATGATGGACTCCCGAAAATGCCATGGAAGAACGAGCATATAAGAAGGATGTGTCTTCCTAACTTCATCTTCAGATATAATAGGTATATTTGTACCAGGAGTTCTGCATCCATATTTCATTTCATTACGTTCGGCTACATTTTTAATCATTGTGCTATCAATTCCGCAGAATTGTAATAAAGTATTTCCTTTAGTAGATGCTCCATAAATTGAGATTGTTTCACCTTTTCTGAGTATTTCATGAATTGTTTCATTTATTTTCTCTTTGTATTCTTTGCATTCTTTCACGAAAATATTAATCATTTGTGATGTGTTTATTTCTTTATGACGCAATTTTTCAATTGATTTATAATCAGTTTTATAATCGGCATTTTCATGACAAATAAACATTCTAAAACTTCCCCCATTGCATTCATTAAGCGATGCGTTTATAATGCGAAGACCTGCTCTGGACACCATCCATTCAATCTGTTTTAAACAATAATATTCTAGATGTTCGTGACATATAGTATCAAATAGGGTATTTTCAAGCATCGTAGGAGCGTAACTTTGTTCCATTGTCCAGATTCCATCTTCTGACATAATACCTGCGACGTCCTTTACAAAAGAGAGGGGATCTGGAAGATCGTAGAACATTGAAATTGAAGTTACATATTTAGCATTTTTCTCACCCATTTCTTTACGGAACACATCTCTTGAGAAAAATTCAGGGATTAGTTTTATTTCACTATTATAGTATTTTAAAAACTGGATTCCTGTTGGATCAATACCTATGCGTTTTGTATAACTTGGGTAATATGATAATAGAGTCCCGTCATTGCTTCCTATGTCAAGTACCACATCTCCTGCAGCAGGTGCACATATTGATGTTATATCTCCTACTAATTTTCTCAGATGTTCCTGCATACTTTCGTTTATTCCAGACCTGTAACCATATGAATCCGTATACAGCTCGGTATTATCCACTGTTGTGCTTAACTGCAATAACCCACATTCTCCCGCACATTTAACCAGAACAAGTGGGGCCCTTGGTGGGTCGCTTTCATCGATACGCGGAAATCTGCTTGACAAAACATGATCTCCCAAGTCTAATATAGTCTCGAGAGTCTCGCAACGACATATACGGCATCGACTCATGATAATAATATATATTTATTTTTTAACTATTCAGTTTATATAACCAAGTTCTTCCATTTTTTTAATAAATTTTAGAGCGACGTGAAAATATAACCCGTTTCTGCGAATCCATTCGTAACTTTTCATTCTAATATTTTCTCTTTCGTCGGAGTCTGACAAAAGTTTATGGTAAATATTAAGGAACTCTTCTTTGCTAGTTGCAACTTTTACCAGGCCTTCGGTAACAACGCCTGCTTGTGGATTATCACTTATAACTACGCATCCATATGCCATTGCTTCAAAAACTCGTTCAGTAACAGTTCCATTTTGTATATTACCATCACTGTGAAATCCAAAAACTATTTTAGACGTTTGAAAAATTTTTATACGGTCTTCTTCATTTACATTATTTGATGTAATATACACTATATTTGATAGATTTTCAATCCATTCTCTCTTATATTGTGTTCCGACAAATGAACCATCTATCTGCTCTGCTCTGCCATGTGACCCCACCATTTCAAGTGGCATAGATGACATAAAAGTTAGAGGTACATAATTATTTATAGACTTTGCCAATTTATCAAATTCTGCATGATATTGGAGTAATTCTGATCTAGGGTTTCTCCAATGTTCTCCTGTTAATATGAATTTTTTAAAAGGAACTTTGTAATATATTTCATTAAAGAACCAACCTATATATATACTATTTGGGTAGTTTTTGGCCAACTTTTCAAGGGCCCAAAAATTATGTTCAATGCCATGATTGCTCAGCAAAATAACGGAACCATCACTCATGTCATCGAGACTTTTTGCTATTTTAACATTATAACCAATCTGCCTCCATCCCTCGGCGAATTTCCTCGTTGTATAAAAATGTGTCCATGAAGTGGGGAGTTCAGGGGCGTCAACTACATAAAAAATAGACATTTAATAAATTAAGGATGCTACCTTTAATTAGTATACTTATGCCCGTATATAATGGTATAGAATTTATAGAAGAATCTGTACAATCAGTAAAAAATCAGACATATGAAAACTGGGAACTAATAATCGGTATAAATGGCCATCCACCCGATTCGGATGTTTACAAAACTGCAAAAAAATATGGAAATTCAAAAATTAAAGTGGCTGACTTTCAGGGAATAAGTGGCAAAGGAAATACTTTAAATTCCATGATTACTATTTCTTCTGGTTCTCACATTGCTCTATTAGACGTTGATGATATTTGGTATACAAATAAACTAGAATTACAGATTCCTTATATTCGAAAATATGACGTTGTAGGAAGTTGGTGTGTTTATTTTGGAGATAAAACTGACTTCCCTCATATACCTTTCGGCGATTTGTCATCACATAATTTTAATAGTTTCAATCCTATAATAAATAGTAGCGTAATCGTGAAAAAAGAGTTGGCTACTTGGACCGAAAATTTTTTGGAGGATTATGAACTATGGAAAAAGCTAAAAAATGAAAATAAAACTTTTTTTAATTTGTCTGAAATTCTTGTAAAGCATAGAATACATATAAATTCATATTTTAATTCTAGATATAGAGAATAAAAAGTTTAATAGAAAAATGGATACTTTGACCCTATACAAGTCGCCATGGCCAAAGACGCGTCTCGGGCGTCGGAATGATGGTGGTTATGTAGTATGTGTTCTTCCCGGAACTTATGATTCTTTGATAAGTTGCGGGATAAGTGATGATATAAGCTTTGAACAAAACTTTCTTTCTCTACATTCGAAAGTGCCTTGCTGGGCATTTGACGGGACCGTCCCCTGTCTTCCGGTTCCTGACTCGAGAATAAACTTCGTGTGTAAAAATGTAGGTGCGGTAAATACTCCTACCATGACAAATATTCATGAATATATAGGGTCCTACAGTAACGCATTCCTAAAAATGGACATAGAAGGTCATGAGTTTAACGTGATTCCAACTTTCAATGAAAATATTATGAAAAAATTTAAACAAATTGTTATAGAGATTCATAGCCCGGGAGATATTCACCTGTATCCCGATTACTTCAAAGGTCTATCACATGTTAACCACCGACTCATGTTTGATATGTTAAGTAATATTAATAAGACCCACACTCTCGTGCATGTTCACGGAAACTCGGCGTGTAAGATACATTCAGTGGACGGGATAAATCTTCCAAATGTATTTGAATGCACGTACATCAGAAATGATTATATCGGCGAGAAAAGTCCGAACACAGAAAAAGTTCCTACCCACTTAGACCAGCCCAATAAGCCCCAGACTTCCGAAATTAATCTATCTTATTGGCCATTTATGACTTAAAAATAAAAATAAATATAGTTTAAATGGCCGACTGCACTATAGTCACGGCTTACTACGAGTTCCCATCAAAACGCCCTCCATCCGTTTATCATGAATGGATGCACAACTTTTTAACAACAAATAATTCACCCATGGTTATTTTTTGTGAAAAGGAGATGTCTAATAAAATTTCACATTTGAGAAGTTGGAATCCAAACACACTCATAGTGGAAAGAGAATTTACCCAACTTTACTGTAACAAGTGGCATGACTACTGGGTGAGAGATCTTGCTCGGGACCGCGAAAAATGTCACAATGAGCAACTGTATATTATTTGGCATGAGAAAACCAAGTTTGTAGAGGAGGCTATAAAGTTGGACCCGTTCGGGACGGATTATTTTTCCTGGTGTGATATGGGTTATTTTCGCGACAAGTGGAAGTTACCTAAATATATAAACTTCCCTAGGATACCTGAAAATATGGAAAAGAATAAGATACATATGATTATTATAGATCAATTTTCACAGAGTGACATTAATAGCGTCATCGGAGGAAACCTTGAAAATGTTTTTCAGGCAAAAGTCTGCACTGGAGGGGGGTGCTTCTTAGGGCACAAGGACGCGTGGGGCAGGTGGGTCCCTACATACTACGGAATGATTGAGAATATGATGGCTGTAGATACATTCACTGGAAAAGATCAAGATGTAATGTCAATGATTGTAATTCTATTTCCTGATTTGATTTCGGCGCGTTTGTCAAACGGCGACTGGTTCCTCATGGCTGATTTGTTTAGTTAAAGTCTAAATATTAAGTAAACACATGACAATTCTTATACTACATCCACGTGGAGGTCTGGGTAACCTTCTTTTTATGTATTCATTTATATATTCTCTTTCTAAAAAAAATAAGTGTAAGTTTCTAATTTACACAGGAGATGTAGGGTCTGTAGAGCGTCCAAATATAAGTGCTTATAAGAATTTATTTACAGAATCAAACTTCATTGGACCCATTGAAATGAACATGTACCAGCCTCTCACGATGATACAAGAACCACCTAGTCTAAACTATATAGATATTCCTCTGCTTCCTGAGGGAAACTATCTAATAAGTGGCTATTTTCAATCTTACAAATACTTTATTCAAGATTTGCCAGAAATAAAAGATTTTTTATTTAACAACATCTCAGATATTGTAGATGTACAGCGATCAACTTATGCAACGCTGCACAAGAGCCGTACCGTAGCGGTTCATATTCGCCGAGGAGACTATAAAAATAGCGCCCATATAAATGTTCATGGAATTCTAAACGAAGATTATTACGAAAGGGCCTTGGATATTATCGCTCATGACAGGCTCTTGATATTTTCTGATGAGCCTGACGATATAGCCAAATGGGAAGTTTGGAAGGAACGCGATTGTATTTTCATTTCAGAACCCGACCCTCTTTCTGCAATGATTCTCATGTCTTTCTGTGACTCTTTCATAATAGCAAATTCTTCTTTTTCATTATGGGCATGGTATTTACGCGACAATTCATCTGCAGAACTTGTGTATCCGAAGAAATGGTTCGGCCCTGAAGGACCTTCATATGATTCTATAGTTCCTCCAGTTGGAATTTCAACTTAAAAAAATTAATTTAGTAATATTTAATGAAAGTTATAGTAACTGGGGGAACGGGGCTTGTGGGTTCGGCTCTTCGAGAAATCAGGCCTGACTGGATATACGTGAGCTCAAAGACATATGGTTCTCTAACATCTCTCGAAAATGTAAAAAAAATGTTTGATGATGTGAACCCAGATGTGGTTATACACCTCGCAGCCAACGTTGGAGGACTGTTTAAGAATATGAACAAGCGTCTGGAGATGTTTGAGGATAACGTCCGCATAAATACGAACGTTCTGAGCGAAGCTGCAGCCAGGGGCGTAAAGAGGGTCATAAATATGTTGTCAACTTGCATATTCCCAGATGGACTCGCGGAACCGTTAAGTCCGGAAGCGTTACATCTTGGTTCACCTCATCCTTCTAACGAAGGATATGCGCATGCAAAGAGGATATCAGAAGTCCATTCTCGAATTATTCGAGAAACTACGAAAACCTGGGTAACGTGTCTCATACCTACAAACATTTACGGCCCCCACGACAACTTTTCTCTTGAGGATGGACACGTTGTACCTTCCCTTATACACAGGGCTACTCTGGCCAAGAATTCCGGCACGAGTCTTCAAGTGAAGGGTACGGGAGTAGCTCTTCGACAATTTATTTTTTCAAAAGATTTGGCTAATATTATAGTCTGGTCAGTCGAATCCCCGGATCACCTCCCTCCCATGATTGTATGCGCATCAGAAAGAGAATATACAATACGAGAAGTTTCTGAAATTATTGCAAAAATAAATGGAATAGAGTTGGAGTTTATTGGAGGGCCCGACGGCCAGATGCGCAAGAAGGCTGTTCCAGGACCCGGGGACTTCCCTGAACCTTCTGTATCACTAGAGGATGGGCTCCGAACGACCATAGAATGGTTTAATAAAGAATTTAAATACTAGAAATTAAATGGTCAGAATTGTAACCACAATGACAGTCATCCCGACGAGGGAAGTGGCCGTCATCAAGGCTATCATGAGCGTCAAGAACGGCAACGTGAAACCGGACGCTATGTATATAAACATTCCTGACGAGTATGTGCGTTTCGAAGAGAAACTCGCCCCGTGGCTCAAGCCAGTTCTCGATGCAATAGGAGTCACGATCCTTGAACTCAGTCAGGATCGTTGCTGCCTCAACAAAATACTTCCTATCCTGGCAGTGGAAAGGGATCCTGAGACTCTTGTTGTTACTATCGACGATGATATAGAATACAAACCTCTATTCATCGCGGGCCTCCTCGAAGGCTACAATAAGTTTGGAGGTGTCGTCGGCTACTCTGGTCTTTTGTACCCTGATCAAGCCTCCAAATATAGTCTCAACCCCATGGAATACAATGTCAGGGTAGGTCATGGAACTCCGACCGAGATAATTCAGCAAGGGTTTGGAACAATGACCAAGGTCTCATCATTCTACGGATTTCCCGAAGTTCCTCCTTTACAGAAGGAAATGGACCCAACCTTTTACCTGAGCGACGATTACGTCATTTCTCGTTTTTATGACTTCAAGGGCCTGACCAAGACTGTCGTGTGTTGGGATCAGATCGGACGCTTCAAGGATGACTGGTCTAGTGTGTGTACCCTCTTGAATTCCAATGACGGACCACAACTCTCCACCGACCGTAAGAGCCTCGAGGACTATCTCAGATCTTCTGAAATTATAAAAAATGTGTGGAACTGGCCTTATCCCAACATAAATAGTGTCGCTTCTTCATGACCTCCCATTTCAGAACATTGATAAAACAAGGGCTTTTTAAGAGAATAAACTTTGAAAGATGGCATGAGTCTTGATTGGAGTATATCATAATCTGGAGAATCCCAAGTGGAGGTTTGTTCGTACGCCTTGAGACATGCCTCGGTCCATGCCCTTGTAAGAAAAAGAACCGCGTGGTTTGAAAGCATATTCACAAGTCTTGTTACATCGGGGTACTGATTTAGAGGACCCCCTTGATAGGCGATGACAGCCTTGTCAAAGTGAGGATGCATACTCCACTTGCTTATACCCAGATATACGCCATCCGCATCTTCAGGGATGTCTATAACGTGCCGAAACCAAGGAGTCACATTACAGTCATCCTCAAGACAGATAAAGGGCCTAAACTCGCCTTCGAGGCGCTTTTTGAACAACTCTATAAGACCCAGAACCCCGCTATGTCGGCCCTTGTCACAGAATCCAACGTAGCATTCACTTTTGAGACAGGCCTCTTTGAGAACTTTTTCCATATGTTCTCTCCTTTCCGGACGATGCGGCCCGTGCAAATATACGATTTCAATAGTTCGAAGGTCCATGTGTAATGGGTACGCTTTTATCCTTATATAGAGTACAGAACCACTAAGATTTTAATGGACCCCGAGACCGAGCCGCCGGCTTGTTATGTTAAAACCATGGCTGAACGCATATGGAAGACACTGGGACCCGGATTCAGCGAACGAGTCTACCATAACGCCTTTGAGGTCGAACTTCGACTCCAAGGAATCCCTTACGAGACTGAACGAATCATCACCATCTCGTACGAAGGACACACGATTGGAAACTTGAGAGCCGATCTCATAATTGACGGGAGTACCATAGTAGAACTCAAATCCACAACTAGACTCAGAGACGAGCACGAAAATCAGGCCCGGAATTACATGCGTCTCACCGGTATCCCGAACGCACTCCTTGTAAACTTTCCTTGCGTCGCTGGGGACGTAGAGACGCGTTTTTTCTCGGCTTAGAGTAAGAATGGCCCATCATGAGTGGTTCCCTCGGGAAGAGGCGTTCCTGGCAAGACTCGAGAAGCAGTGTAATTCATACCAAAAGCACTTTACGCAGGAGTTTACAAGATATAGCTCATCCGCCCGCCGATACAACATTCCCATACTCGTCATATCAGCCGTCAACGGACTCACGGCCGTAGGTCTCAATTCGTTCGTTCGCCAAGAGTACGTGAGTGTTCTGAACGCCGTCCTCTCGGCAGGCACTGGCGTCCTAGGATCTATTCAACTGTATCTCAAGATTAGCGAAAAGCAGACCAAGGCTATGCAATCGTCCATGCTCATGAAACGTCTGGCCCTGAAGATCTCAAAGGAACTCAGTATCGATGCGCCTCAGCGCCAGACGGATGGTAAAAGTTTTATTCAAGAATGTTTTTCGGAATTTAATGCGGCCCTTGAGAACGCCAACCCCATCGAGATCCCAATGGATAATCACGTGAGTATAAACATAGAAGAGCCGGCGGCCAAAAAAAGTATGTTTTCTTTTATTTCGGGGCAAAGTACACCGACTTCCAAGGAGTCTTTCGAGACTAGCAATAAGGGCCGACCTTTGTGGAGTCTTCTAAGAGAAATTATTCCTACTAGGGAAGTGGCGAGCTAAATATATTTTTTTTCGTCTGGATCATATGAATGTTTTAGAGTTGATGTACTGCGGACGCCAACCCCGAGCGTTCAGGAATCTTAGATTTTATACTTCCATATGTACCCAGCTGAAGTTTTAATACGACCTTTTAGTGCAAAACATATACCTGAACGCTGGCAACCCACATCAGATGCGGCATCGGCTAAAGATCCGAAGGTTTTAATAAAATTACCTTCTAAATCAAATTGATCAACGGCAATGGCTTTTTTTGAATCCTTGCCTTTGGGCATTTCCCGACCCTTGCTGGCTTCACTCATCTTCTGACGAGTCTCTTCCGTTTTCGGTATACCCTTCATAGTCTGGCTTGTCTTGATTCGGGTCTCTTCCGATATGACGCGACCTTTGAGGGCATTCGACAATTTCTGTTTGGTTTCGTCGGAAAGCGATTTTCCAAAGTTAGGATTGTTAATTCCAGACATGCGTTCCTTGAAACGGGCTCTGCGCTCTTCAGTCCATGGAACCCCGGTATGACCAAGACCTCCTGGTGCGGCATTATATGCGGGCTTGAGTGTTGTGATATAGTGAATTTCTCTTTCATTCATCCAGTCTTTAGCATCTTTCTTCGTTTCAAACTCTCTGGTCTCTATATCCTCTATAATAAACATTTCAACATCATATTTTCTCATAGCTCTGTAAAGAGGTCCATCTACCTTCCCTCTTTTTGCTTCACATTTATGATTCGTAAATCTCTGAGAAAGAGTCTTGTATGTCTGGCCGATGTAAAAGTTTTCATTTTCAATATTTTCAATTCTATAAATTCTTCCCGTGTATACCATATAATAAGTAAGTATTTTTGTTTTTAAGTCTCGAGAAAAAAGAAACCTCCTCTCAACCTCAAAACGAGGTGGATGCACGACTCCTTCTGGATATTAAAATCTGCTAGAGTTCGTCCATCCTCCAGCTGCTTGCCTGCAAAGATGAGCCGCTGTTGGTCGGGAGGAATACCCTCCTTGTCTTGGATCTTTGCCTTTACATTTTCAATAGTGTCGCTTGACTCAACCTCAAGAGTGATAGTCTTTCCCGTCAGGGTTTTTACGAAGATCTGCATTTTACTATTAATCAAGAGTTTGTTTTCTCTAATGGGCCACAATCTTGAACTTCTTGGCTTCACGAGCGTTCCTGTTATTCTGATTTTTATCCCTGACTTTTTTCAAAAGAATTTTATAATTTGATGCCCCGATCTTTCCCCGGACGTTCTTGAGGATAGTCTTGCGGGCCACCGCCGTCTTGGCCGCATTTACACGAGACAGTACATTTTGTAGGTTCGGTGGAGGGCTCGGGCTCTTCGGTTTCAGGGGACTTGGTGACTTGTGACGGTCTATATAGTTTCTGACAGTGGCTCTATTGTTTTTTGTAAGTTGTTTCCAGTAAGCGTTGAATTTTGTTTCTATTTCTTTCTTACGGGTCGTCCGTGGGGTAGGCGCCGGGCTGTTCGGTGATGCGTTGTTGAGCCAGACACCCTTGTCCCTAAAATGGGCTAGGATTTTACGCTGATGAGCTGGAAAATTCTTGTAGACCCTCGAGTATATGGCCGCCTTTTGATATTTGAATGTAGCCTTTTTCATTTCGTTTTTGGCACTGGCAAACTTGTTTACAGGAGACCCCCTGAACTTTTTACCGAGTTCTATCAAAAATTTGGCTTGTTTTTCGTGATTAATTCGGTATCCCGCATTCTTCAGGTTTTTAGTGCGTTGTATACCACTGGCCTCATTCTTAGCCGTCGCCAGAATATAATTGTACGTGTTTTGGCCGAGAACGGGTTCTTTGTTCGGACGGGCCTTTGCTCTCTTGATTGCGGCAATCTGAGCCGGGTTGTAATTTTCAAAATTATTTTCGTTCCATGAACTAGGAGTCTTTGTCTTTTTGTACTTGAGACGGCACGAGGGCTTTATAGAATTTATGTATTCGTTCTTGGAAAAAATTACAAAATTGTACACAATGTAGTCAATTTGACCTCCTGCGAAATGTCTATAAAAATTTCCAATTTCTTTGTTAATAACTTGCTCCATTTTAGTCCGGTAAAGCCAATCGCATGGAAATGTCTTGCGCTGGTTTGAGTCGAACAAGTACCCTTTTCCATTACACATGAATCCCGTGATAGCATGGTAACTGTGCGCCACTTCATTCGCTTTCGTATTTCCTATCGTTACAGAACAGCACATTGGTGAATATGAAGCAGGGCGAAATACTGGCAAATGCCCCATGGCCGATCTTCCATCCTCATATTTCGCAATCACGAAATGAGGACGTTTTAGCTTATCTTCCGCTCTTAGACTACCAGTTTCATCCGCCAAAAGATAATCAGTCAGACCCAGATGTTTAAGAATCTTGGGGAGTTCCTCTCCAACGTAAGCTCCCTTTCCTCCTCCGTGCTGTTTTGCGAGCGTTCCGGCAAGACTCGCACCCCCGAGTATTTTTGCCGACCGTCCCATCTTTACCGATACCGAACGAGGTCCTGACCTGAAGCACAAGTACTGATCCAAAAATTTATAAAAATAAATTCTTTTTGTTTTGATAATGTCACCCCGGAGAGGACACGGGGCGTCTATGCCATCATCAAAGTAATTCTTTTCTTGCTGACTGAGACCCTTGTAAAACTTTTCGAGAGAATTAAAGAGAATCTTTTGACCCGCATCAGACATGAGAAACCCGTTTATGATACTGAAGAACCAGCAGGTCCCTCTAGTCTGGAGGGCTCCGTTCCCACAGTTCATCTATTAGTATTCCTCAACATATTTTCAGCCGCCTGAATCTTCTTCACGTTATTGAAGAGTTTGCGGAGCGCCGTAGGTGAGAGGTTAGGGGCCGTCTTCCGACGGACGGAACGTGTAACGCGCGTCTTCCCCTTTGAGACCTCTGAGTTGACCCTGTTAAAAGCGCGCTTTCCCGCCACCTCCTTGTTAAATGCATTTTTGTTGTTTACAATTCTTCTAATATTGTTTGAAAAATTACTTCCCATGAGAAGGCCGTTGCGATACAGGGTCCTCGCGTTGTTGAAATTCATGTGTGTACGTTTCTGTAAGATTGCTCGTATTGCCGCGGGAGTTTGGTTCTTCATGTTATGAGCACGTGCGGTGAGCCAGGCGGGCTGTACGTTCCAATGTACTTTACGGGCTCCAGCCTTACACGCCACCTTGACGCTCCTCACGAAAGAGTCTTTGGTGTACAATGCAAAACTAAAATTATAAATTGTTCCATAATTTTTGAAAGTACCTCCAGACAGAACCGCCGCAAGCTCCGCGGGTCTCCACCACCTGCAATCAGTTGATTTTTGATAATTAGAGTCAAATACGTACCCTTTCCCACCTGATATATAGCCAGTTATCACGTGTCCATCCACCCCATCACTGATGTTTATTACCGAGGCCGCCAGACTATACATTTCTTTCCCGGCCCTGAACTTGGGAGCAAGAGTCTTTATCGGTACAATATTTCTATTATGTGGATCTGTCTTATCGTCCAACATCACAAGGAATTGGTTGTATTTGCCTACAGACAAGGATCTCATTTGAGTCCAATCAACAGTCATATATTTGTCCCGAAGACCAAGACTTGCGAGTATTGCATTAATCTCGAGCTGGGGCCATCCCCCGCTATTACGAGGATCTCGGCGCGTGTTGTTGTTCCACAAGTTTAGAGCCCTGAGGAGATTAGGGCTCGTTCTCGCGCGCCAGGGAACCTCTCGGTTCTGACGATACGCACATATGTATTGATCTATAAACTTCCAAAAATGAACATCGTACTTGGTTCTCGTCTTGGCGGGACATGGAGCTCGATCCGGAGAAAGAAAATAATTTTTATTTTTATTGTTCATCTTTTCAAAGACTTCCGTCATTCTGTTGTACAATATGACGCGCCCAGAGTCGCTCAAGAGGAACGTGTTCAGTGAAGAATAGAACCAGCAGGTGCTCCCAGACTGAAGGGGGCCGAGTCTGACCATTACTACTTACACTCAAAATTTTCTAGAATATACGGTACGGCACAATTTGTAAATCTTTTTGAAATTTTTGAAAAACAATCGTTTGTATGGTCTTTCAAATTTGTAAAAGCCTGAACTGTTTCTTCACAATTTTTTGTCTCCAAAAGACCTCTAAACAAATCTATCGTAACTGCTTGGTACATCTCCAGGACGTGTCTCAGGGCCTCCTTCTTCTCCCTTGACTTTTCGCGCTGCTGTAACTTTTTCTTGAATACTTCATCTGTAAAATCTTTGAGCATAAACTTGATTCTCAGGTCGCGATTTCCTGCGACGCCCTCGTCTATGTACCTGCCGAGAACGACCCACTGAATGTGCGTATGGGTTCTGTGGATAATCCAGAGAGACTTTTGGGCCGGAGACCTCGTGTCTTGACTGTACCTTTGGAACTGTCCTATAATTTTGAAAAAGTGTTCAAGTGGTGGGAGACCTCCACAGGGAACGTCACCCGGTTCTCTCGGGAGAGTTCCGTTTTGACGCATCCATTCGTAATAGTGAGGGTTGTGGACTCGGTGCGTCTCTACACGTCCAGTGTTCCATGAAAATGCCGTGTGGCACTGAGTGCACCACATCTGATCGCATCCCGATATCTTAAATATTATAGAAGAGCACTTTGGACAATTCCTAGAGTCTTTGGCGAGGAGCCGAGCCGTGGCTATGTTTGAAGGGTCGCACGTGTGAGGAGTCTCGCGGTCTAGTCCTTTGACTTCGTGACACTCGGGACAGGCCCAGATATCGCACAGACCACACTTCCAGGCAGTACTCAGGAATCCGTTACATCCGTTTGCGGGACAGGCTCTCACAAACTGGCGCTTCGTCTGAGAAATTTTAGACCCTCCCGTGACCCATGTACCTCGTGCAAAATCGTGGAAAAGTACGTCGCACTCGAGCTGTCTCACGAGTTTATTGTTTTCGATCACCATCCCGTACCTGATGATTTCAGCCTCGAGTTCGTTTGTGACCCCGTGCTCGACGGCAAGAGGCCCGAGAGGAAGTGCGTATTTTTCAGCACTGTCTTTACGGATCTGCTCTATCTTTTTGTAAATTTCTACAATTTTTGCGGCATGCATGCGAACCTTCCGCTCGGCCTCTACATAGGGCTGAGTCTCGGGCATGAGACTCCTCTCGCGCTCAAACAAAAGTTCCTCCCGGCGATTCTTCAAAGTATTGTTTAAAAATTTATTTGAAAAATTATCATGGAGCGTCTCACGCGTCCACCCCTTTTTACAATTCATACAATGAGGGTCCGACGAATGTCCCAAGATGTAGGTCTCGGCACAGGTCGTACACTGATTGAACTGGCACCATGGGCACGTCACTTTGGCCCTGGTCGACTTGTTAAATTTTTCAGTACACACGTCGCAACTCATCTTATTTTACTTGAGAACCTTTTCTTTAGAAAAGAGATTCTTGAGTTTTTCTTTGACAGTCCACTTCGGCGGTTCTGGTTCTGGAGGTACAAGAGGTTCTAGGACGGGAGGTTTAGGAGGAACCTTGTGGAACAAATTGGCAGCTCCCCTGATCCGTTCGAGCTGATCCTCCTCTACAATGTCTGCCCAACTTTTAGACATTTATATGTAATGTAGGCATTCGTTTATTTACAGCCTTTATAACCTTCTTTGGCTTTGTTTTTCCTCCTGGCCAACGTCTCTCAATTTCCTTTTGGAGAACAGCATCATGGTCATTGAACCACTTGCGTCGAGCAATCACTTTGGCCACCTCCTCTTTTGAATAACCAATCTTATAAAGTTCGGGGATTGGAATGAGTGCCCCGTACTTTCTAAAAGCCATTTGCTGAAGAACAAGGTCTATTTTTGTTTCTGACTTGAGTTTTGGTATTTCTATGGGACGACTAGGAGGGTGCTTCCTGAACCACTCTTCACAACGCTCCGAATATGTTTCACGAAGATCTGGGCGCATTTTAGATACTATGAGGCGCCACTCTAGAGGGGGGGACCAGGCTTTCTGTTTCTTGGGGGTATAGGGGAGACAAAACATATATACTAAGACTCTCTTATCTTTACACTACATTTACTCATCGTCATACTCCCCGTCGCTCTCTGCGAGCATCTCCTCTTCTGGGTCTTCGTCTCCGGGCATCACAATCTCAAAGTCCTCTTCCTCAGACAGGGCCGTTCCGTGCGAGTCGCACAGGGCACAGTCCTTTACCGGCTCCTCGCTCGGCTCGTGCGTGTGGACCGGGTCGATCTTTGTAGGCTTGGGGGCCTTTGGCTCCTTGGGAGGCTTCGGCGCCTTTGGCTCCTTGGGCTCTGCGTTTTGCTGAGCGAGGTGGCGCTTGCAGAAGCACTCGCCCTTGAGTGCGCTGAAGCTGCAGGGACCCTTCTTGGCCGTCTGGGCCTGGCACTTATTCGCACCCTCCACGGTCACTTTGGCTTTGCGCTGCTTTGGAACCTTGATCGCCTCCTCGGCTGCTCCCAGATACTTGGCCTCGAGCTCAGCAAAGGGAATTTTGTAATCCTCAGAAATCTTGAGGAGGAAGACTCTGTCGCGCTCACGGACCAGGGCGTCGCAGGCCAGGGCAAAGACCGAGGCGGCCATTGTGTTTGTTTTTGTGGGCTTGGTGGACGCCTGGTCCAGGTCCTTGGACACAAGACTCAAGTTCTCAGCCTGCTCCTCGCTCTTTTTAACCTTGATTTTTGGGTGATTTGAGATTTTAGCATTGATAGAGGGGGTCATTGTGGCAAGGTGAGCCTGGAAGTCAGCATGGGCAGCCTGAGTGAAGTAGGTGGCCATCTTTGTTTGTTTTTAGTCTCAAATGTAAAGACTGGTCCTACCAAAGGACACTAAACCAAGTTTTTGAGGATTCGGTTGGCTGATTTTGCTCTAGCCTCTGCGCCCGGCAAGTGCCCCGTACGAATTTTTGCTAGAAGAGCCCTCGCCTTGAGTGTCGCCGGAACAATATTTTTATAATTTTTTGGATGACGAGCAATGACGCGGGTCATCTGATTCACGCGAGCGACATTCTTCTGGCCTTTTTCCATTTTTTTACCCGTGAGTGGGTTTCGTTGGCTCACGACGCCTTTGTGAACGAAAGAACCTGAAAGAATTCCAAGAGTGTCTATAAATTGATATTTTAATTGTTGTACAGGAATTCCAAATTCTCTTGAAAATCTTTTGCTGATCCAGGTCCGTGAGACTCCTGGGTACAGGGCCAGTGCGGCATCTGCCAGATCAACCACCTGTTTTCCTATGACAATCTGCCAGTTGTGAACAAGATACGTGCGCCTTTTGGTTACCGGAACCTGAAGGCGGGGCATGAGTGTTCCTTGCCCGAGTCTGTTGAACCTGAAGGTGGCACGGGCTCCTTTATAATTTCTGTTTATAAAGGCTACAAATCCAGAAACGTGCTTGAGCATAAACTTGCGCATAGCCTCTGATTTGCGTCGAAGGGCTCCAATGGTCTTGATGGGTTCTGAAACGGCGAAACTCATGTCAAAGTCGGTCGTCCCCCTGATGAGTTTAGGTACTCGACGCTTGAGACCCCGGAGCAAAAGGTTTACGGCTTGCCCTCCCGTACAAAAAATAATAAATTCTTTTGAAGTTTTCAGGAGACTGCGATGCCTCTTGCTGTATTCCAAAAAAAGTCTAGAAATTGTTTGTGGAAAAAGAAGAACCCTCTTTGAAGCGACCGGCAGGCGGTCATGGGCCCGTTCGATCTTCTGGTACGCATTGGTCAACATGATTTCAGAGTTGAAATGGCCTTCATGAAAGACTGATTTTTTGTTGGCCGCGTAGTATCCGTCATAGCCATATTTGGTCAAGAATTCACTGGAAAAATACATGTCAAGTATTCGGTTCAGTTCGGTCCACGAGGCTCGTTGGCCCGGCTTTCCTTTTGGATTTGTTTTGGGTAAGTTTTTACTTCCCACGTGTTTCTTTAGTTCGTGAATTTGGGCCGAAAGAGTAGTGTTCGTGCCGAACGCGAGTTGGAGCCGGCGCTTGGTCCGAAAGTCCAGGTCTGGTCCTTTCAAAAGAATTTTTATATTTTCATGGGTCATGTTGAAGAGCCGAAGGGTCTTTTTGACGCGGTAACTACAGACCTTTCCGTACTGTCTGGCCTGTTCCGGGCGGTCCGTGAGGTAAAACGCACGAAGATCTTTGAGGAGCACGTCGCAACTCACGGGGAGTCCCTTGTACAGGATCGTCCCTGAGGGTACTATCGTCTCCGAGAACGACATCTACTATACTTAAACAATAAAAGTTTATAAAGAATAATGTTCTTTGTAAATACTCCAAACGGAACGTTTATGACAGATCCGGAGGATATATATATTTCGGCTCATATGTCGGCTGGCCAAGTTTTCGAGAGTCACATAATAAACGGAATTCTTCTCCCTATAATTAAACAATGCAAATATGTCGTGGACGTCGGTGCGAATATAGGGTGTCATGCAATAAGTTATGCAAACGCAAATAAAGAGTGTAAGGTTTGGGCGTTTGAACCTCAAAAAAAACTCTATAATATTCTTGAAAAAAATGTAAAGGCGAATGAGTTAGAGGGAAGAGTAAATACATATAATTTTGGTCTAGGTCATAAAGTCATGAATACGCACTTATGCTCTTTGGATACAGTGTATGACCCCCAGCGCCAAGGTCATAACAAGGGAGGTTTGGGAATTGGGGAAGGAGGTGAGGAAATTGAGGTGAGAACACTCGATTCGTTGAATTTACCAGGATTAGACTTTCTGAAGATGGATGTTGAGGGAGCGGAAGGTCTAGTTATTCAAGGGGCGTCCGAAACTATCAAAAAATACAGACCAATCATATTCTTTGAGCATACTCATCAATCAATAGATCCAAAGGTTGTTGGCCTTCGTCATGTCCCCTCACCTTTTGAGGTCCTTGTAAAAATGGGATACAAGGTGTTTACTTATACTGATTGGGAAAACTATATTACTTTTCCAAATTAAAGCTTTTGAGTTTTTTGTACTCATGAAGTTTGCAGTCTGTTCTCTTACCCTCGGCGACGATTACAAAAAACAGGTTCATCTGTGTACAAAAAGTCAGGAGATGCACGCGGCCCGGCACGGGTACGACCGCATCACAGACGAATCCATCTGGGACAGATCCAGGGCTCCCATGTGGTCAAAGATTCCTCTTTTACAAAAATATCTTTCAGAATATGATTACCTCGTGTGGATGGACGGAGACGTTCTCATTACGAATCAAGAGACTCGTCTTGAAGAATTTATAGAAATTCTTGGAGACAAGATGCTTTTGGTCGGCCGGGACTTTCAGGGCCTTAATAACGGAGTCTTCATCATCAGGAACTGTCCTTTGGCTTTTGATTTTTTGAAGGACGTATGGACCAAAGTCGAGTATGCACATGTGTTATTCCACGAGCAATCGGCGATGGATGAGTTTATGAAAACTGAAAAATATAAAAAATCTTTTGTTTTAATTACTCACAAATACATCAACATATTAAACGCCTTTGATTACAGGGTCGACCAAAAAGTCCACTGGGTTCCAGGAGATTTCTGTATACATTTCGCGGGTATTCATCAGCCAGAGACGCGAATGGCTTTACAGGACATGTATTGGAGATTCAGATCGTGTGATCCATCCGGAAAAGAAAGAATTGAAAAATTTAAATTAATTCTTGAAAATTACAAGAAGACCTCTCCAGCACTTTTCGTCGGACAGTGAGTTTTTATTGAAAAGAAAATGGCTTAGGTTTCTTTCTCGGGTACGTTCTAGAATTTTTCCAAGGTTTGGGAACCAGAATCCCCCATCTGGGGGAGGGGTCAGCATAACATCATGATAAATAAGAATTCCATTCTTATTGAGAAGGTTGTCAAATACTCGGTCACACCACTTCTCTGCATTGAAATGGTCCGCGTCACTGAAAATGAAATCCCATGTATCCTTTGTTCCGAATACAAAATCATGTTCATTTGATTCTATGATAGTAGTTCGAGGAGTCCTGAACTCATCCACATTTGGAGGAGGCTGACCTTTCTCGCGCCAGTCAAGCCAACTGTCTACGAGAGTATACTTCGCCGGACCTCCATAAGAAGGATCCAAAGACCCCTTTTCATTTTCTCCGAGAGCATTCAATATCTTTCTCGAAGAGAATCCGCTCCCAAATCCAAGTTCCAGAACATTCTTGGGTTTGTGCGCCCTAACAAGACTGGCGATGAGTTCTCCATGGCAAAAATCAACCTGAACGGGATTCATTTAAAGTTTATAAAATCATACCCTTTAGATGATCGTCGACTGTTTTATGTTTTATAATGAACTCGATGTTTTGGAACTTAGGCTCGATACACTCGATGAGTGGGTAGATCGTTTCGTTTTGGTCGAAGCAGAGTTTAATCATTCTGGCGGCCAAAAGGAATTATTTTTTGAAAAAAATAAAGAAAGATTTTCAAAATGGCTTCACAAAATTAAACACATAATTCTGAAAACTCACGAGTGTCCAGATGGCCCGGATAATTGGAAGCGCGAAAAATTTCAGAGAGAGTGTATACTCAGGGGTATAGAAGATGTTCCTGGTAATTCTATAATCATGATTAGTGATTTGGATGAAATCCCGGATATGAATAAAATTCCAATCGAGGCTCTTCCGCACGCGACATGTTCCGTTCACATGTGGATGTATGAATATTCTTTCAAATATTTATTCACAGGGGAATCATGGTTCGGTACTGTAATCACCACGTGCGAACTTGTAAAAAGTTTTGGTCCGAATTATTTTAGAGAGAATAGATGGAAGTTTCCGAGTTTTAAGCTGGGTGGGTGGCATCTTTCGAGTTTTGGGAACGGGAAAAATCTTGCGAACAAAGTGAATACGTATGCTCATTCGAAAGATCCTCACGATATACCATGGACCGAAGAGACGTTTGAAGAACTCATAGCAAACGGAATACATACAGATGGAAAAACTCCCCTTATTAAACGGCTTGACGGGGCGCCTCTTCCGGAAAACATAGATTTACTTAAAAAATTAAAATTTATTTAAAACATGGAGATAGTTACGAGTCATTGGAAAGAGGATCTTACGTGGCTCTTGAAATCTCCCTGGCCTGTAAATCTCATAGACAAGGAGGGTGCTGATCCTAGCCCTTTTGTGCCAAAGTACATCATACCTATAACCGGGGAGACGAAGCGAGTGCTTACATAAAATATATCATAGAAAGATATGATACTCTCCCGGACCACATTGCTTTTATTCACGGTCATGAAAAATCATGGCATCAGAACCATGACCATGGAATTCTGGATTTGATAAAACATGCTCGTATAAGTGAATACGATTTCATTCCTTTGAATAATTTTTCAAGAAATTATTATTTCTTTAACGAGGGTGGACCTCTATATCCTCATGGCCATTGTATTCTTACATTATGGGATCTAATAGGTTTTAGAGAAGATGATCGCCCAGAACCAGGCTCTCATATTAAATTTGACGCTAGTGCACAATTTATAGTATCTAGAAGGAGCATTCACAGGTATTCGCGAGAAGACTGGATAAAATTCTACACAGTTCTTCTAGTAATAAAAAAAGCTGGGAGTTTTTTTGAAATAGTATGGCACATACTATTTGGTCAACCCATAAAACTTGAATACAAGAAAGAGTGGTTTTCTGTAGAAACAAAAGATCCTGTGTGTTGGAACATAGCACATTCTCAGCCATTTACGAGAGATTATCTAGGAGAAGGATGCGAATACATATGTATTAACACCTTTATAGAACCATAATTTCTCTCAATTCAACAGAGACTTGGTCTCTTGTGAGTCCCATCAAAAGACCTTTGCGTCTTAAAAGATTTTTGATTTCATCAATGTCTAGCCATCTCAAAAGTTTTCTTTTTTCTTTTAAATTCTTTAAAGGATTTTTGTCATCAAGTTTCGCTTGACACACGGGCCAAGCCACGTCCCTGAGTTCCCTGAGTTCGTTTTCGACATTCCCCATGCGCTCAAGAATGTGTTTCTGAAATTCATCCATGCGTTTTACATATAGCATCCAATATCTTTAGTCTAACATTCGTAGTTGACACAGACGGCCGCCCCGAGGGCCAGAAGAATACCGAGCCACTGGACCCAGTGATTAAACTTTTCGCCGAAGACGACATAGGCAACTATAGCACCTCCTATGACGATCATGGCTTCCCACATGACGCAAGTCCACATCATGCTCTTTCCGGTAAAGCTCCTTATCAGAAAGAATATGACACCCATGTACGCCAGAAGACCCATTGTAAGGTGGTACTTGTCTCGATTTTCACTGAACCACTTGAGGTGAGTATTTCCGTACAACTCGGACAAAGTCATACAGAAAACATTTAGGATTGTCATCTACTTTTGCTGAGCATAAAAAATTAAGTACCCACATAAAGAATGAAGGCGGCTCTCGTGACTGGCGTCTCCGGTCAAGACGGCTCGTATCTTTCTGAATTTCTTTTGGAAAAAGGGTACACAGTTTACGGGATGTGTCGGTACTGCTCTGAAAAGAAAAAGGCCCGGCTCGGACAGATTTTGGGACATCCGGAGTTTCATATTCTAGAGGGGGACCTGACTGACACTGCCCGGATCAACTCCATCATCAACTCTTTTGAACAATATGATTTACTCGAAGTCTATAATCTCGGGGCTCAGTCTCACGTCAGGGTCTCGTTCGATCAGCCAGAGTACACAGCCAATGTCGATGCACTCGGAACCCTTCGACTTTTGGAGGCTATTCGTCAGTGTGGATTTTCTCACAAAATTCGTTTTTATCAGGCTGGAACGTCCGAGATGTTTGGAGCGAGCCCGCCGCCGCAGAGAGAAGGGTCTCCCTTTCACCCAAGAAGTCCATACGCGGTCGCAAAGGTCTATGCGTACTGGATAACCCGAAACTACAGAGAGTCTTACGGAATGTATGCATGTACAGGAATTCTCTTCAATCACGAGTCTGAGAGGCGCGGTGAAGAGTTTGTGACGAGAAAGATTACACTCGGTCTGGCGGAGTACATGAAGTCTGGAAAGGTTCTTGAACTCGGGAACCTAGACTCGTTTAGGGATTGGGGACACGCCCAAGATTACGTCGAGGGAATGTGGCTCATGCTTCAGAAAGACTATCCAGACGACTTTGTTTTGGGAACTGGGGAAACTCACTCTATTCGTGAGTTTATAGAGGTGGCGGCTAGGATCGCGGGTCTGTCCCTCAGTTGGTCGGGTGAAGGGGCTGATGAAGAAGCTCGCGACCCTCAAGGAAATATAGTCATCAGTATCAATCCAGAATATTACAGACCTGCTGAAGTCGACAACTTGAAGGCCGACCCATCGAGGGCCCGACTTATTCTTGGCTGGACGAATCGTATTTCTTTTCATGAACTCGTGAAACGAATGATTGAAAATGACCTAAAGACGAGTCCGTAGGATCTTCTATGACGTGGCTCTTTGTAGGCCCGAGGCTCCTGGCCGGCATAGGTCAAGTGACGAAGCGCTACGCGACTCTCACCGGCGGAGACTTTGTAGAAATGGGCCAGAGACCACCTGCGCCACGGTACGATACTGGCTTTGCTTTTGTCTTGCCATTCGAGGACCAGCTGAATCTCGTGGATCAATACAAAGTTTTTTGTAAAAAGTTTATCTACATGACAATTTGTGAAACAGAGACGGTTCATCCTTTGTACAAGATCCTTGTTGACCGGTACAAGACTTTGTATGTCGCTTCCGAGTTTTGTCAAAAAGTTTTCAAGAACCAGTTTCCAGAAGGAGATTGGAGGGTCCTTCATCTGCACGCGCCACCCGTTCCTGAGCGGACGCCGGCTCTCTCCTCCACCTATACCTTCTACACCATAGGTAACGTGAATGACCCCCGGAAGAATATCAAAGCTCTTGTTCAGGCTCTAGAACACTGCCCGGGAGCACGACTGCTCATCAAGGCGACCTGTCTCCAGGATGTCAAGATTGACCATCCGCGAATAGTCGTCATCAACGGCCTGATATCTGATGAACAGATGGAGAACATTCATAAGAACGGTCACTGTTACGTCAACTGCTCCCACTCCGAGGGTGTCGGAATGGGGGCCGTTGAGGCGGCCATGAGAGGCAAACCCGTGATCATCACGGACTACGGAGGCCTCAAAGAGTACGTGAGGACTCCCTTCGAGGTAAAGTGCGACCTGGGGTCTATTGGCTTTGACGACTTTCTGTTCACAAAGGACCTCGTGTGGGGTCATCCCCGTTTTGAGGACCTGGTCAAGAACATGAAGTACTGTTACGAGAACAGAATCACGAGATGGGCACATCCTCACACATCGGGACTCATGGATTCCGTGAAAGATGAGCTCTCTGGGGCGAGCCAGTAATCCGCCAAGAAGATGACCAGGGCCAGAACGAGCGAAGAGTTGAGCAGGAATCCATCCTGTGTGTGAAGGTACAAGAGGGTATCGTCAATCAGCTTCAGACCGGTTGGCTTTGTGACGACCTTGGGCAGGACCCGAACCAGCAAAAAATTTATAAAAAGGGCCGTAGCTATAAGGTTCCAGGGACCCTCCATGTATTATTAGCACTTTTAAAATATAGGCCAAGGTCAATGGATGTCAAGAGGCTGGCCCAACGTTTGAAGCTTCACAAGGTTGAAGGAACGGTCGTACACCATTGTGCCATCCTTGTGAAGATCCTGAGGGCCGATGAGATAAAGGCCCGTATTGTTCATGGGTACGCAATAACCCCTGGAGAGGTCTGCGAACATTTTTGGGTACGTGTAGAGCCAGAGGGACTGGACTTGGACATAGGGTGGGAGGTGGCCTGCCTTCACTCTCCAGAGTTGTCAGGTATGCAGATTGTACTGGCTGAAGATTTCCCGGAGGGTCTCAAAGACAAGGATGGAAAAGAGCCCGAGGTGCTCCGCCAGCCACAGAACAAGGATCTTCTTGAACTCTGGGAGACTGACCCAAAGACGTTCTGGCTGGAGGCGCCTAAGAGCGTGAGGACATTTAGATAGAACTCAGACAAACACAAGTTTTTTCACAATTTCCGGAGGAAGACTCTTCTTGACCTGACTGTAAAACATTTCAAAGACTGGATTTGAATTCTGGATCTCGATTCGCTCAAGGAATGTCTCTTCGTCTGAACGCAGGGTATACAAAAGATTTACAAGCTGAGTCGTCGTCTGAGGATTCAAGGATGAAATACCAACCCCCTTGAGGTTAAGAATCATAATCTCACGGAGTTTCTTTTCACGAATAAAATTTTCAACATTCTCGACGATCGGCTTGAGACCCTTGACAAACTCCTCAGCCTCTTCAGGGTTCGTGGGTTGCTTCTTCAGGTACTCGTTGCCGAGGACCTCGACGTACAGGTAAGGACCCTCTGGATAGAAACGGAAGATTTCCGTCATTTGTGCTACTAATAGTACTAGCCACCTTTTTAACAGAACTTTTTCGCAGTCAAGAGTAGAATGTTTCATGCCGTGCGTTTGCTCGGAGTGGCTTACGTGACGGCACTGACCTTTGTGGCCGCGTGGATATTTTCTACCGTGCTCGACCGAGTGACTCCGCCTCTTCGCCCCGGACACTCCAAGACACGCACATTCCTGGAGATTTGTGCCCAGTTTGGAATGATAGGAGTCATAGGCTTTCTGAGCCGAGGCCTCATAAAGAAAATTCCTTTTCCGATCGACGGTGCGTCAGGGTACATCCATTCCCAGTTGAATGAACTGAGGACCTTGCCCTGGTACGTCTTTATTTTCATGTTTTTCCAGAAAAAGACCCAGGAGAAGATGAAGTTTCTGGCGGGCAGTATCTAAAACATTCCCAGAGGTGGCTTGTCCTTTTGCTAATCTTTGAGAATTCATCAATTGTAAAATTATCTCCCATTGAACGATTACACTTGGCGCAGATGGGCCTGAGGTTGTCTATGCTTAGGGTCCCGCCTTTGCTCTCGGGGACATTATGCCCAACCTCGAACGCGAAAGGAGTCATAATATTCTCACACCACGTGACGAGACACTTGTGCCTGAAGTACTTGTCTCCACACCAGAGCAGCCAGACCTGCTCTCTGAGAGCTCCAGGTATTTTAGCCTTCATAAGCCGTTAAACATTTGACTTTTTAAGCCAAACTAGCAGAATCCCGATATTTCTGGAGTATTATGGCCTCGTTATAATTATGGTCTCTTTGGCTATAAAATGCCATGTGAGACACCACAAACCCTATATTTATATAATTATAACGGTTAAGAGTTTTAGGTAATTCAGAACTCAATGATATCTCATCTTCAGGTCCGACGAGTTCAAAAATTTCCAGATCTCGACCGTTGATGGCGAAAAAATTTATATTTGTCAATATAGTTTCATGGTGTATTCTTATCGTGTGATTTCCCATTCTCGACATGCTCAAGAAATCTGATAAATTGTCTAAAAAATAATTGTGAATTTTCATACAAAACCTTCCATTTCTTATATTAGAAGTTGTAAAATTAAAACCAGGAAACAAGCCAAGAATTTTCTCCTGAAAAATGTTCGGATTAGTGTTATTGACTATACCAGGGTACAGAAGAAGAGCATCTTTTAATCTGCGTCGCTCGTCAATAAATGATTGAAACTGTTCAACATCAATAAATACTATATCGTCATCACATTTGATAAGTACAAAATCCTCGGCTGAATATCTGGCCCTGGTATAATGAGAATAATACTCACTCCATTCAGACTTTTTTTCAGGATTGAATATCTTAAATCTCGACAGTTCATTCTTGATCCATAACTCATCCTCATCATTGCGGGTATAATTCCATATATGAAATTCGTCAATTAATTTGCGTTCCAATAATACATCTACATATTTACAAAGTATTTCCATGTATCTTTTACGCCCGGCAAAGCACGACATAATAACGTTTGCCATGTGTAAAAGATATGTTTAAATCTTTTATACGCCCCCGGTGAGACTTGAACTCACAATCTACAGATTAACAGTCTGACGCCTTAACCAATTAGGCCACAGGAGCAGGTCTGACTTGTGATTCGAACACAAGTCAGAGTTTGGGGCGTCCCCCTGCCGTTTTTAACGAGGTGGCGCCCCCTCGAACTCCCCCCAGATGGATCCAAGTGCCGAGGCACTCGTCTCACATCGTAAAAATTTTTTTCACTGAGCGTACCTGCGTTCGACACCCCGGGCAACCTACCGCACGAGAACTCGCTCGGGCCCAACAGGGCGAGCAGACCACGTGGCCACAAGGATCAATAAACAAGTCAACAAGTCGTTCTGTACAAATAAAACAAGTAAAAGTTGCGTACCTTTCAGACATAGTATTCATCAGGACCCTCTGCATCTCGTTCGTCTCCCCTAAAAGTTCCCTACATTGTTGAGTCAGGACCGCGGTGCCCTCTTCAGACTCGTATTTGTCTAAAAGACTAGACACCATATCCTTTAAGTTTTGATTCTCAAAATTAGTTGTAGTAGTTTTGAGAAGTTTAATATCTTTTGTCTTTTCCTCGAGTTCGGCCATTTTCATGGAGAGCTCTCGGCGCTTCCTGACGTACGCAGCCTTGAAAGTACTCAGGGTCTCCTCAAAGTCAGACCATTCACGGGGGAGTTCGCAAGGAACAGGATTCAGGGGGGTCTCAGGCTCGTGAAGAATACTTTCAATCATGGCTCTCGCATCCAGATATGCAAAATTCATAAACAAAATAAAAATAATATCCTTAAGTAATAATGAGCTATAACGGTTCCCTCTCTTTCAAGACTTTTAGCCTGGATAAAGTTCTTGTTTTGTCGGCGTCTCTTCTCCTGATGATCTCGGCCATTCAGGATTTCCTGGCCCCGGTTCGCCGGTCGAATCCAGTGGTCGTTATTCACGCCCTGACTCGTCTTCTCTTGGGACTGTTTATGATTTATTTCTTTGCGACGGTGCTCAAACAACCCTGAATTATTTTATAGGTAAAGATTAATGGCCGTCTCAGCTGATTCGTTCATGGGAATAATAATTTCTCTTATGTTTTTTGCTTTGGGTGTGGCGACAACGGCTGTCGCCAACAAGGGAAAGACCGTTCCTTCTTTCAGCAGGGATTCTAACGGAGAGCCGGTGACTGGCCAAGTCGTCGTCCGTGACTATCCAAATATAGTTTTTGGATCCATCTTTATCGTGTTGTCAGTGACTATATTCGCCATGGCTGTCCGTGCGATGATGGCCTGAAAAAAATATTTAAAAACTTAAATGATGCACCTCATCGGACACCTCAGCGGCACGATAATCTCGGACGCTACTGATCTTGAGGAGCGCATGGTCAAGGTTGCTCGAGATTGTAACTTGACCGTCGTCTCCAGGGCTTTCCACCAGTTCGAGCCGCATGGGGCAACGGGTGTTCTGGTCCTGTCCGAGTCTCACTTTTCAGCACACACGTACCCGGAACACGGGCTCGTGTATGTTGACGTTTTTTGCTGTAGCCCCCTCTTTGATCCTGATGTTTGTGCAGTCTACTTGGAGAGGCACCTAGGGGGCGAGATTCGCTACCAAAATATTAATAGGGCCATAGAGTAATGGAGAACGCGGCTCGGCTTGCCACGCTCAAGACGGCCGCCCACGCAACAGAGTTTGGAAAAATTCTCCTGGCACTGAGTGCTATTATTGTAACAATAATCGATCGGGACACGAAGCAGTTTGAACTCAAGCCCCTGGCGACTATAGCTGAAATAGTACTGGCTGGAGTGGTGGGCGCTGGAGCCTTTTGGTGGGTCGCCAAGAATCGGGGAGGTCAGAATTTAAGAAAACTTTTTATAATTTCTGTTTTTGTGTTTTCCCTTATTCAGGTAATATTTGAGCTTTCTGGTTTCAATAGTACTCTCAAGCCAGAGTCAAACCAAGACACTGGTGGAAAAAAGATGGCAGCAATTCAATCAAAAAAGTGGATCTGGGCCATTTTCGTGATTGGTCTACTGATTGCGATATGTATAATGATATGTGCGCACGACTGGCCTCCGCCAGTAAACAATTTTAAAAAAGAACTTTTCATCATGGGTCTCAGTGGGGCTATTCCTGCCATACTTGTGGCTTGGGACCGAGATCCCAGGGCGAGCGCAATAGTTAAGAACGTCGGCATAAATTTTGTAATGATGGGGGTCATACATACTGTTCTTCAGCTCACTGGATTTTATAGATATCTGTTTACTGCGTCCCCAGGAAACGTATAGAAGGGTGAAGGCGCCAATCAAGACCTGGAGTGGGAGGATCCACGGGAATGGGCCGCGGGACCCCTGGAGACCACGCATACATGTTATGAGGAACCAGCTCGTTACTGTACGGGCTCACATTCTTGTACAATAGAAAGAGCGCCAATACAATCAAGAGAATGAGCAGTGGCGTCATCTTTACTTTTACGGAGATTTTTCTTGTGATCTCCACGTCTGGAAACAACTCGGCGCATTCAGCAATCTTCCTGGCGTGATCGATAAAAGTACCCTTCATATAGTTGCAATTCTTACAGCACGGACGACAATTCTCCGTACAGTAACTTTTGCCTGAATCTAAGCGGTCTATTCCATTCACTCGGACATCCAGGTCTATGTGCTTGCAGTATACGCATGGACTTGTCATCATCACCTTGGCTTCCTCGTCTGAGAGGTTCCATTCTATTCCTCGAGTTGTGGCGGAGCGCTTAATGGCGTCTAATCTGGGATTCACATGCGTCCTGTACCAGTGACGCATGTGCTCGGCATTTTCAGATTTCCACGCTCTGTGAATTTTGTTGTTATGGTTCCTGAACTCTTCGGGGCGCTCCTCGAGTTGCTTTGCTCGCCATTCCTTCTCCTTCTGGAGATCATTGTGATATTGACGGCGTTCTGGTTTTTGATCAAACTTTTTACCCTTTGTGCGACACTTTGCACGCGTAGAACACTCTTTTTCTTGAGAATTTATAAATTCTTTTAAAGGCTGTGGAGCCCTTGTGCAGTTAGTGCATTTCTTTAGACCTCAAGAACCTTGGACGTTCTTGAGGGCCGAAGCCCAATTGATTTTTTATAAAAGTTGTATTCCTACCACAATAAAATATATGGGAGGATCAGTTACTAAAAGCGAGACCGCCCATTCCCGACTGAATTCGCAGGATGTTGTAGTTCACCGCAAACAGCTTCTGCTGAGGAGCAGCGCCGGAGATGCCACCCTGCTTAATAGACACGGCGACCTGGGCGTTATCGATACGCGAGAAGTTGCAGGTACCGGTTGGCTGGTGCTCCTCTGGCTGGAGAGCGAAGGAGTACACGTAGATGCCTGGGTAAGGAGTACCGGAGTGGTACACGAATGGCTGGTACTGATTGAAGTACTTGCCGAGCTGCTCCTTGAAGCGATCCTGACCGTTGAGGATAATCTTAAACTGGTTGAGCGGGCCGACCTCGTACTCGTATACTCCGACCTGAGCAGCCACATATGAGGAGGGGTAACCCTCCTCGATCCAGGTGTAGGTATTTGAGCCAACGGGGCCGTATGCGTTGTTTACATTTGGAATACCTGCAGTTGCTTGTGCACCTCCTCCTGGAGCCATTCCATAGCCATTAGCGCTGCTGCTGTTGAAGTACAGGTGAGGAACACCCATCAGGTGAGGGAGGAGGTAGTTGTTTGAGTTGACAAAAACGGCTGTGTTCACAGTCACCTGCACGTTATTCGTGCCAGTCGAGAAGTTCCACAGAGCATTCAGGTTGGCCGTGGTGGTTGCGTTGGGGTTAACGTAGCACCAGACGAACTCCTTGACTGGGTGGTTGAAAGACAGACGGATGAGCTGGAATGTGTCGTAACCGGCAGTCGTGGAGTCACCGCCGGTGTGCTGGACCTGCTCGATCAGGTACTCGTGGCCCTTCTGGGCGAAGCGGCGGCGCTCCTCAGTGTCCAGGTACACATAGTTGGCCCAGACCTGGAAGTCTGTGCTGAAGTAGGAGCTGTAGTAGGAAGTCAGGTCAAAGTCCAGGCGAACCTCGTGGTACTGGAGGGCAATCAGGGGGAGATACAGACCTGGGTTGCGGTTGAAGAAGAAAAGAAGGGGGAGGTAGACACGGGGCTGGTTACCGTTAATACCGGAGGAGCCTGTTGGAAGGACGTTGTTGATGCCAGCGCCGGTCGAGACCATCTTACCCCATGCGTACTTGTCGGACTCGTTGAGGAAAACCTCGGCATACAGGCGCCACCAGGTCTGGTAGTGCTTGTCGATGCGCTGACCACCGATGGTCATCTCGATATCAGCCAGGGCGCGCTCGGCGATCCAGCACGTGTCGAAAACGTTGTTGTTAGATGTGGTGTTGGCGGTTACTGGAAGAAGGCTCACGTACATATTGCCCACCAGGTCACCGTTGCGAGCAATAGTAACAGACACGCGGCCAGAGTTGGTCGTGGTACCGTTGACAGTCTGCTGGATGTTCTCCATCGCAAAGTTGGTGTGGCGCTTGTAGACCGCCTGAAAGAAAGTCACCTTGGGCTGACCCGTCAGATACACATCCTGGGCGCCATAAGCTACGAGCTGCATAAGTCCTCCGGCCATTTTGGTATATGCCAAGAAAAAAATTTGGAGCCAAAGCGCGCCCTGGGAAAAAAATATCTTAATAATACAAGAAATGTCTGCACCCGCCGTCGCGGCAAATCAGGCCATGGCCGCCAACAAAGTCCTGAGCAATATACCGTCTGGAGTGGTTTCTGCGAACAAGGTGAACGCCGCCAAGGCCGCTAACAACAGAGTCATCAATGCGGCAAAAAATGTGATGAACAACCAGAACAAGGCTGTGAAGGCCGCTGCCAATGCCACTGTTTTACCTAACAAGGCTAATGCTGCTAGCGTCCAGACGGCTCTGAACGCAGTGAATAGAGCCATGAAGAACCTGCAAAACTTACGGGTCAGAGCGGCCAACGCCAACAAAAATGTCGTCAACTCGATCATTAGAAACAACCGTGCGGTAAATTAAAGAATGTAAATTCCTTAGTACTAATAAATGTCCCAGCGTCCAAAGCCTCCAGTAAAGAAGATGCCCCTGCCGCCACCCCCAGAAGAGGAGGAGGAAGAGGAGCTTGATGAGTTCGAGGAGGGTGATGAGTTTGGCGAGACTGATCTCCTGGACGCCATGGGTTCCTGGTTCACGACCGAGGACGGAGAGACCGTTGCGAGCGCCATGGCGGGGGTCAAGACTGCCCTGGAAATGCAGAACAAAATTCTTATTAAGATTCTGAGTGCCCTGACCAAGGCCAAGCCCGCGCCACCTGTTGCCGAGGAGGACATCCCTGCTTAAAAATATCTTGACCTTTCTTACAAATGGAGAGTGTTCATACCATCGATCGCACAACTCCTGAAAAAAATCACGAGATCCGGATGGAGCTCCACCATTCGGATGTAATGAATATGAACGCCGAGGATCTCAACAATTTTGTAACAGACCTCGAGGATCATATGTGCCTCAACGAAAAGGGGGACAAGTACATTCCCTGGCAAAATGGTTTTCGTATTTTTGGATACGAAGATGGAAATATTAGAAATGTAAATCCGGATACTTTGTCCGAGCAGCGCAGACGCTTCGTTTCCATTTGTTCTGATATGTATCATCATGCGGGTCAACTCAAGATCCGTGAAGAGCCCAGCAAAGACATAACCGGAAACGAGTTCACGATGGGTCAGAGGATCACTCGGCTTATCGAGACGGTCGATGACACTTACGAAATGCTGTTCAGATACGTTCGGACCTATGAACGCATAAATTCTCCAACCTGTGTTCCGGCCAAGGGGGCCATTGAGACTGAGCTGTTCAGGTGCCAGACCATGACCAACGAAGACATTGACAGCGAGAAGGACACGAGAAGTCCTTTCCAAAAGTTTCTTTTGTATTTGTTGGATCAAACCTACAAGCTAAAAATGCGTCGGTACGGAGACTATTGCTGCAAGCAGATTGCGACTGACGAGGGACATCTTACCAAGGCTTGGAAGCCAGTCATGGAAATCAAGGATTTTGTGTACCTGTATTCCCAAAAAGAGGAGAAATATGACATGTGGAAAAACATGACGAGCAAGGGAAGTATCGTCACGGACACCATTCGGCACTTGACCAACTGCCGGGACCTCGAGTTTTTGCCAATCAAGAAGAACCGAAACGTGTGGTCGTTCAGAAACGGCCTCTTTGTGGGAAAGTTTTTGACCAAAGAAGTCAAAAATTCACGGCCCGTCTACGATGCTCGCTTTTACTCGTACACATCCGAAGAGTTCAAGCACTTGGATCCTACTATCGTGTCTTCCAAGTATTTTGATCAAGAGTTTGATTCTACGTGGATATCTGTCCCAGACTGGTACGACATTCCTACTCCCCACATGCAATCGGTCATGGATTACCAGGAATTCTCCGAAGATGTCTGTAGGTGGCTCTACGTCTTTTGCGGGCGCTTGTGTTTCCCCGTGAATGAAATGGACTCTTGGCAGGTTATCCCTTTCCTCAAGGGTATTGCTCGGTCCGGCAAGTCTACAATTATTACAAAAATTTGTAAAAAGTTTTATGAAGGTCAGGATGTCCGTACTCTTTCAAACAATATTGAAAGAAAGTTTGGTCTCGAGAGTATACATGAAGGTTTCATGTTTATTAGCCCTGAGATCAAGGGTGACATGGCCCTCGAGCAGTCGGAATTTCAATCGCTGGTTTCTGGTGAGGACATGAGCATTGCGCGGAAAAACAAGACGGCCGTGAGTCTAACCTGGACCGTCCCCGGAATTCTGGCCGGTAACGAGGTTCCTCACTGGAAGGACAATTCCGGATCCGTCTTGCGCCGTCTTATCACTTGGAATTTCGGTCGTCAGGTGGCCGAGGCCGATCCTCACCTTGACGATAAGCTTGATTTGGAGATGGGCGCAATTCTGTGTAAGTGTGTCAGGGCCTACCTAGAGTATTCTGAAAAATATTCGGATCAGGATATCTGGAACGTCATTCCCAAGTACTTTATGGATATCCAGAATCAGGTGGCGATGGTGACCAACACGCTCCAGCACTTTCTGGCGAGCGAGAAGGTCATGTACGGCCGGGATCTCTTCTGTCCCCAGAAACAGTTTGTCACGAGTTTCAATCAGCACTGTCAAGAGAACAACTTGGGACGACCGCGTTTCAATCCAGACTTTTACGCGGGTCCGTTCAGCACGCGCAAACTCGAGGTCAGAGTCGAGACGCGTACGTGGCGAGATCAGGTACTGGCCGCTCAACCGTTCGTGTTTGGTTGCGACCTGGCCCAAGATTTAAATACCGTTATGTAGTAGAATGCAGACGGCCAGAGCCGCGGGTATCATCGGGCGAGCCCTGTTAGCCAGAAGACCCAGAAAGTCCGAGTACGTAAACAAATTTAACAAGTACGACTATGCCCTCACAAAACCTTTGGTGACTACGACGACCCTTACGGTCCCGTTTCCTTTCAAGGATCTTTCTGAAGAGCCTTTGCCTCCTGGTGTTAAAGAACTTGCTGGGTACCAAGCGACCGCCAAACTCCCTATTGTGAGAAAACTCAAGAACCGCGAGACAGTCTTGGGAGCTGCTGATTTACCAAAGGTGAAACGATGGGCTTTTCAGATTGAATTCAAGGCTCCTAATTCCACGGCCTACGTCACCCACTACGATAAGGGTCAGGTACAGATAACATGCACGGGTCCTCACGAACAGGTCCTGCGCTTTCTACACAAACACATGTACCCCGGAATTTGGAACAAGCCAGTGACTATCAACAAGATTGATACGAAGATGAATGTGAATAGGGCCATTAACCTGGAAAATTTGACGAGAGAACTCGTGACGAAAGTTCCACACGCAAAACTGTCAGCCGAATATACTCCAGAGCTTTTTTCCGGTCTTCAACTCAAATGGAAGGAAACTCCCGTTCTCAGTATGAAAATATTCACGAACGGGACAGTCCTGACTCTGGGACTCAAGAAATTTGAGGATGTCGGTCTTTCTGCCCGAGTCTTTGAAAGTTTTTTTAAGAAATATGGCGTGGATCATCTGCGCGTCTTTAAGTACTCAAGAGAGGGTGGGTACAATCCCATCGAGGCCGTTCCCGTCCCTCTTCGCAAGAATTTGGCGCGCAAAAAGGCAACGATGCTGAACGCCCGGTACAACCTGGCCCGTGGCTACAACAACACTCGTTCAGGATTTTACGTCCGCCCGGGTCCCAACGGAAAGCCTCGGTTCTACCCGATTGTAGGAAACCTGAGACTCGTCAAGACCAAGACTCTCAGGGCCTACGCGACTGCAGGAGTTCCCGTACCTCCTTCAGTCAGGAACCTGCTCGGAATCGCAGAGGGTGAAACGGTCGGAAACAAGGCTGAAACTCGTCGGGCCCCCACTTTCAACTCTGTGAAGAACGGATACTACGTCAGGCCGGGAGTTGGCGGAGCCCCCTACTTTTACAAGATGCCCAAGGGAATCAGGGAGGCCAGGAAAACGGTCGTAGCGGCCTATCAAAAAGCGGGAGTTAATATTCCTGTAAATGTCCGCACAAAGTTTAATATTAAAGAGAGCCCCGAACTCCAGTACCTGAAAAAGACTCACTACGTGAACACAAACTCAAAGGGAATCCTCAGGATCAACGGAAAACAATACGATCGGTACACCCGTGAAGAACTCCTGAGGGTCGCGAGAAATCTCAACATAGCATCAGTCTCAAACAAGATGAAACTAGAGAACATAGCCAAGGAGATCAAAGGGACGGTCAAAAACTTTTTTAATAGCCCGGACCTTGTCGTGAATGGCCAACCGGTAGTCTTTTTGCCAAACGGGCGCGTGAAACGAGGAAACCGGCCTCGTCAGTGGGAGACTCTACCTTCTTCAGAACAAAATTCTTTGGCTCGGGCATTCCTTCCTCAACACAATTATGAAGAGTGGTTGGGCCTGATACCAAGAAATAAGTACGTGGCTATCTTGGCCCACAAGGGAGAACGGCGCGTAGAAAAGGTGAATAGCGCCAAGGCCAACTCCCCTGGAAGCACGGGGTCCAACATGTCAAATCTTGGCCTGAATTTTGAAATAGCCCTCATGGCTCAGGCTGCTCTAGGAAATAACGCAAGTAGCAACGACGTCGACGCTCTTGAAAATATTATTACGGGATTGCCTAAAGGAGCCAGGGGGAAAGTTCTCAAGCCAGTCATGAACAAGGCTATCAAAAATTTTAAAGAAAAGATTTTGGCCCGAAATCAATTGGCACATGTAAAGGCAAACTATCTGTCCAAAGTAAAAGTTCCTAACTGGCTCCCATCGAACAAAATCAATGGTTACAAAAAAACACTTTTGAATGTGGCCACGACCCCAAACAATAAAGGAAAGTTTCCTACAAAGAAAGAAATTGCGACGAGAATGAAAGGGTGGCTCCAGGCTCACATAAATCGTCAGGCACGGGCGGCCAGAAACGAAGAAAATGTCGTTACAGGTCAAATCATTCACGTCCCTGCCTACTCCCCTCCTGTTATTCGCACTCCTAATGTGCTTAGCCCGGCCCTCAAACGTCTCGGAGCTCCAAGGGCTCCAAGGGCCGCTCCTGTGAAACCAAGAGCAAAGATTGATCCGAGGGAGAACAGGGCGTATGCTCTCCCTCGCAACAGCGAGTCTATAGAAAACTTGGCGTCCGCCATGTCTAATCTAGGACTAGGAATTGGTCCCTCCAACAAATACTCGTGGAAGTTTTTGAAAAACAGGGGCCTGAATAACAAATTTAAGAATGTGTGGCTGAGGAACGTTGCTTCGCCCGTGAATTTCAACTCTCTCAAGACGGCCAAGGCCCGTGCAAATTACATAGCGGCCCGCAAAAATACTCTGAACAAGAATTCTCTCAAAGCACTCAGGGAACGCAAGGCCGTATTGAACAAGGCTAATCAGAACAGGAGAGCCGCTAAGAAAAAGTGATCCGACTCCTACGGATCCAGACAATTCAACAAATCAAAAATCTTGTGCATGAGCGCAAAGAGTTTGTTTCGGTCGCCGAGATCCTTGGGGTTCAGAATTTCAAACTCTACGTGCCACGTAGAGTCTTCGTCAGCATCCTTGTCTTCAGGGTCGCCCTGAATTTGAGTCATGTCAATACTCAAATTCTTTCGGACAAATGACCACCTCTTTTTGGTTTTTACACTCGTCATCTCTTCGTCGTCCTGAACGTACGGCTGCTCCCTGGCAACTCCGAGCCGAACATCGAAAGGACGGTTTTCAAGAGAAAAATCAATAGCCTCAATTTTTGTTTTGATAATCGCAACCGACTCATCAGTGGCCTCATCTACAGTGATTCGTTTGTTCTTCTCTCCGTAGTAGACCGTGTAGGTTCCTTTGCTCTTAGACTCCCAGCCTTCATACTTGTCCAGGGCCTTCAGAAGTTTCATAAAAGTTTCTTCACCTACATTTGTATCAAACTTTTGGGACGTCTTCCGGCCCAGACGAAATTCAATCTCAACATTGGGCTCTTGGGCCCATTTTCTGATGACTGGACTCCAGCTATCATAGAGACGGCGTGCGGTTTCCATTTTAAAGTTTTAATGCGTGTTTCTTTTATGAAGGGATTGCCGAATCTAGGATCTACGTGCTACTTCAACACGGCAGTTCAGTGTCTGGCGCACGTTCCCTACTTGACGAATACTTTGCTGAGAACTCCGTACGATGGTGACTGCGTGCTGACTCGTGAGTTTAGTCGGCTCGTGTACAATCTTTGGGATGAAGGTGGAAATCCAGATCCTCGGCCTTTGCTCCTTGCGTTCAGAACTCGTTTTCCTTCCTTTGACCCCGGGCAACACGACGCACAGGAAGCTTTTCTGTGTCTCGTGGATGCTTTGGAAAATTCTTTGGGAAAAGAATTTATTAAAAAAATCTTTACAGGAAAAGAGACTCAAGTGACCGAGTGGGCCACGGGCAAGTCTGAGCGAGTAGAGGATTTCGTCACTGTCGTTTTCTCAATGAACGAACCGTGCGAGGTGACGCTCGAAGGACTCATGAAGTCCCGTGAAAAACCTGTAGAAATTTCAGGATACAGAAGCGACGACGGCTCTGAACACGAGGCGCGCGTCGTGACCAAAGTATCCGAGTGGCCCCAGATTGCCACTTTTACCTTTGCATGTTATTCAGGTCACAAACCTATAGTCATCCTTCCTGAAGAGTTTGAGGGGCGCCACCTTTTTGCGGCCGTTTTGCACGTAGGAGGACCTAACGGGGGGCATTACGCACTGGCCGTGCGGTTCAACGACGAATGGTACATAAAGGATGACGGGACGGTCACAAAAATGGAAAAGGGTCCAAGGCGAGGTCCGTTCTACATGGCTCTTTACAGATTACAAAACTCTTGAAATTGAATATCTTCCCTCAGGTTTACCAAGGTTCTAAAATATGTCCTTCGATTGTTTGCGTGCTTCTTGTCCGTCCGAATCTTCTCTACACACCAGCCTAATTGCCCGTACCCGCACTCGACTATCGTACCGTCCGGAATATGTGGATTCGGGTACAGTTCCGCCTCCTTGTACAGACGGCCCTTTTCTTGGACCGACAACTCACACCCATTCTTAATTTCAAAATCTATAGTTATTCTGGATCTCGGCTTCCATTTGAAGAGCGTCTCGTGGGTCCCCATTCTGACTGGTTCATTCACGGGAGTGAACACGAGGCCGTCAGTTTCCCATGGGAAGGAATCAAGGTCCGGGAGAGTCCCTGGAAACGGGGACATCGTTTTTACCCTGATTTCAAATGGATCTCTGGAAGAACGAATGACCGTTTTCATGAGCTTTTGAGCCTCTTCGAGCCTCTTGTCAAGAGGACATTTTCTGAGATCTTTGCCTTTGATGCAAATTGCGTCGTAAATGAGAAATATAGGCCTCGAGGGCACCTTTGGCTCAACCAGTTCTCCGTCAAGAACCGTCCCTCTAGGAATCATGGTACTGAATGGGATCACGTCAAAGGCTCTGTTTACGAGACACGTAGAGCGCTTCCCCTGAACCTCGAGGCTCAAAAGAAGATGGCGGACCCCGTCCGTCTTTTCACACACGTAGTAGGGTCTTTTTTTGAATTCGACAAAGTGCCGTCTCTCTATAGAGACTGGCTGAGGACCTGGGAATCGTTCTGGATCTGGCGATTCCCAGGTCTTTTGTATAAAGTCTTTGACTTCTTTGTCCATTAAAAGTCTAGTCGTTTTTTTCTCTAAGTCGCCCGGATCTGACTCCCGAGGAGTCGTCTCTAGGCCTCCAGACGAACTCCGGATGTTTCTAGAATATTCCCTACGCACTCGTGGACGAAATGGCAAATGACTGTTGCGGATGTAACAGCCCCAATCTTGATGCCTAGGCCAGCAAGGACACGAAACATACTTTCGTCTGAAGGAAGTTTCACGGGAACCTTTTCTCCGCGAAGTTTCTTATCGACCATTTTTGTATCCATGGCCCACACGCGCGCCTCCGTGCTCGTCACCTCGTACAGAGAGTCTCCGAGCTTCTTCCCGACGGTCGTGTCAAACTCGAGGCCGCGTTGGTTAGCTGGTTCGGTCGACCCGTTTCTTGTCTTGGCTGCAAACGAATCCCAATTGATTCCCTCTTTTACAGATGGAAAGACGAGAACCTGAATACCTTTTTCAAAAGGGAGAATCGTCTTGGGAATAGAGCCCTCGTCGAGGTTCGTACCGTACTCGAACCATACGATTCTCTCACCAGTCTTGATCAGACGTGGAAGATTTGACTTGTCGGGTACAAACGAAATGTCCAAGTGAATTCCACGCATCATACAATTCATGTGAATATTCATGACCGAATGAAGAGTGGTCGCACTGATGGCCTTGTTCTTCGTGACCATACACACATGAACGATCGTCATTTGAAATATTATGTCGGCTCTTTTTAACTATGAAATCTGCTCGCACCTTGGCTCTCGAGGCTCTCGTCGTCGGTCTTTTGCTCGTTCTCCTGTTTAGGCTCACGAGCCTTTTGGGTCTTGGACTCCTCCTGACAGTTTTTTTGACTGGCGCGTTCTTTCACCTTACATGTGAGGCTACAGGGGTGAATGCTTGGTATGCGAAAAATTACTTCACCTGAGCCTCCAGTCTCGCATCCAGAGTCCCGTGGAATCTGATGTTTCCCACGTGGCCCAGGGTCGTCGTCACGTCCGCGAATATCTGGCCATCCATCTGCTGCCAGCGGCGGCAGAATGCGTAGTCCTCCGAGAGGTACCGACGGCTCACGGGGTCGATCATGCAGTCAAAACAGGCGTGGTACTCCTCGAGATCCCTATTCTGGTGGTCGTTCACGCACTTGAGCTCGGGGTACTTGGCCTCCATCTTGGAAAATACTTCACGCTTGATACACATGAAGCCGGTCGGGCCATCCAGAACCTCCACGAATCCGTTGCGTACCGGGCTGTTCGCAAACTTGAAGTTCATCACGAGACTCGAGCCCATCTTGTTAGGATCCTTGGACTCGCCAGCCTTGACACCGCTCTCGACCTGGTCCCACATGATACACTTTTTTGGGTAGCAGGCGACCGCAATATCGTGACCGGACTCAATGAGCCGAATGACCGACTCTGGCTCGAAATGGACATCGGCGTCAATAAAAAGAAAATGGGTCGCTTGGGTTTTTTGCATGAAACGAGCGACTGCGAGGTTACGGGCCCGATGGACGAGCGACTCGTTTTCGGTCGTGTCGAGCATCATCTGAATACCCTTGGCCGCGCAAAGACGCTGGAGACGCAGAATGGACTCGGCATACGCAGCCAGACAAATACCTCCGTAGCATGGAGTACTAACGAATAGTAACACAGACATTAATTCATAAAGTCCCTAAATGTTTAAGTACGAGTGCTTCTAGCTTGGTAATCGTCGGTACACTAACTTCACAGATGGCCGCCATTTCTTGTTTCGTCACCCCCCACGGTTCCTTCAACATCATGAACATAATAGTCGCGGCTATGGCTTTGGGAGTCCTTCCTTGAAGGGCGACACAATCCTCCAACGACTTGCATTTGGCGACAATTTTGCACTTTGTCCGTCCGCGCTCAGTCTCTGGTACAGCCGCGACGGAATTGAAAAATCTCGGAATCAAGTCGGCCGGAGTTGTCACGACGACTTTCTGATCAGGATTCTGCTCGAGAAAAGTCTCTGACGTTCTGGCCATATCTCGAACTGGAATTTCAAAAGCGGCCGCAATCTCTTGCGTCGTTCTTGACAGGCCAGCCTCTTTACACGCCTGAAAAACACAGTTCGCCTTGACGCCGACGCGAACAGCCCCCCTTGTCAGGGTCTGCTCGCTAAAGTGTTTGTATTTGATTTTTGCGGAATACATAATCTTGTCAGGAAGTTTAAGAATGTCCTTGCCTATCCGATCCATCTCGGCATACGCATGGAAAAGCGACCTGTCCTTGTGGTTCATGGAAAGATGAAAGTTTATTCGGGCAAGTCTCTTGTTTGCGTAGGACCCTGAAGATTTGACAGTCATTATCGTTCCTGTGTTCCATCCTATACTGAAATGGTCGAGGTTCGTTGGAGCTCCGACGCGAGAAGGGTCCGATACAGCCCCGTCTGCATCCATACCCCCTCTCCATTCAGGCTCGTCGGATATATAAACATCATCAGTCCTTCCGCATTCTATGCAAACAGGCATGTTGTCATCGTTAAATATTCTAGTACCCCCGCATTCACATTCATAAATAGACAAGGAAACTTCTGGACTTTCCGATGGAACGGCCCTCAAACGATCAAAATCCTCCCAGGCGCGTTCGAGATCCATTTTTCTTAGTCAGGCCTTTGTCTGCGTTAGACCCTTGAGCAAAAAACCTGTTTTCTTAGTAATGGATTATCTCCTTACTGGAATCGTCATTGCTCTTATCTGCCTCGCCGCATGGATGTTCTACAAACGTTGGGTCGGCCGGTACCGTGCTCCAGCTCCAGAGGAGTACGAAGATGATGTCGAGGAGGAGCCAGAGGTCCAGAAAGCCGTTGCTGAACCGCCCGTCGCCCCAGAGCCTGGCACTCACGAAGAAAAATAAGTTCTTGGATAGTAATAGAATGTATGTCCCCGGACGGCAGGCGACTTACACTTGGTACGGGGCAAGGCGACCAGAAGAATACGGAATAAATTTTAAAAAGTTTATTGGCGGGGCTATGAAGGTAGCAGGGCCTCTTATGGCCATGACCCCCATGGGGAAGATTGCTGGCCTTGCTGGTGGAGCACTTGGTGCAATATCTGGCGGGGCCAGTAGTGTAATGAATGCAGCCGGTGGTATAGGGGGTCTCGCAGGAGATGCGGCCCTCTTGGGAGCCGGAGCCCTAGGAGGCAGGCTTCTGGGAGGAGGAGGGATGATGGGGGGGTTACCGGGAGGAGGGATGATGGGGGGGTTACCAGGAGGAGGGTCTGGTCCAATAACCATAAATAACCCACCCGTTCGAGTAAACATTCAGGTTTCGGGTAAAGATATGGCCGCTTCTTCAGGTGTATTCTCT